AACTAAAGACTCAAGAAAGTAGTGAACTATTCGACAACATTAGAAAGTGGTTTGATGAGAAAGAATTAATTAAACAAGAAAACGCGCCTAAACAGATGATGAAGGTTATGGAGGAGCTTGGAGAGTTAAGCAGTGCGATAATTAAAGGTAAACGAGACGAGGAAATAGACGCCTTTGGTGATGTCATGATTACACTTTTAGGATTGTCTTATATGCGTAATGTATCATTAATGGCTTGCACACGTTCAGCGTATGAAGTAATTAAAAACATAAGAGGTAAAGTAGTTAACGGGTCATTTATAAAAGAATAATGGAAGAGCAAGAAATAAGAAACAAAATAGAAGAGTTAAAAGCAACTTTAACAGGTGAATTGTTGGAAGATTGCGAAACTCAAGCACAAATTTATGAGCTTAAAAAACAATTATCACTTGAAACTAATATGACAATAGAAGAAATTGATGATGAAGATGGGTGTTTGTATTGCGGAAGTTAGTATATTTGTATGCTTTTAAATGGTTTTATCCTTACATCGTATTGGTGTGGGGATTTTTTTATTATATTTAAACCGTGAACGCACACTTAGAAATATTAGCACGCTACGATCAAGATTGGAAACGAATTGTAAGATCCTTTGGTCACTCCGAACATTACGATGATATCGTACAAGATTTCTACATGAAAGTCTACAATAACAAAGTAGTTAAGGTTATCGAAAACAACCAACCAAACAAAGTATATTGTTGGGTAATACTAAGAAACCTTTACTTTGATTATCATAGGTTAAACAAAGAACACATAAACATTGATTTAATCAGAGATTTAGTTCAAGAGGACCACATGGAACTAAAACGAAAGTGGGAGAAAGTATATAACACAGAGGAAGAAACAAAAAAAGACTTCCACTGGTTTGACTTGATGCTTTGGCAACTATACACCACAACTGACTTATCAATGCGTGACATAGCACGAGACACTAACATATCACTAAAAACTATTTTTGCAACACTTAAACATTGCAGAGAACAAATACAACATAAATTATGGCAAGAAGAAAATCAAAAGGACTCGGAGATACTATCGAAAAGTTCACCGAAGCAACAGGAATTAAATCCGTTGTAGAAAAGGTTTCAGAAATAACAGGATTAGATTGCAATTGCGATAAACGAAAAGAAGCACTAAACAAACTATTCCCTTATAAGAAACCTGAATGCTTTAACGAAAACGAATTAGAGATTCTAAGCGCATATAAAGATAGGAAACCTGTTACTATCTCACCAGTAGAACAAAACGCAATAAACAAGATATATTCACGAGTGATGAAAACAAAAGTAGAATACACAACCTGCGGTTCTTGTTTAGCGGATAGATTACACCAATTAATGAGGCTATACAATGAGTATTAAAAAAGATTGTATGATGAATGTTAAGATAAAACGAACAACTTTAGAATTAATCATAAAATCATTTGAGGAAGAAGTTGAAAGATATAAGGACTTTGAAGATTTAAACAAAAATCTTTGGAAACAAATCTATGAACTAAAAAAAGAAAATGAAATGTTGAGAAATGATTTAAAAGAGTTGTCTAACTTAACATTTAAAAAATGAATATTAAAGAATTGTATAACTACATTTACATAGAGAATGAGTTTTACTTTGGTGGAATAGAAATAATATATTTTTTGAATTAATGAACTACTTATTAGCTATAATATTTTTAATGCTATCATGGACGATACTATTCATGTATTTGTACTATATAGGATTTGAATAAACAAAAAAAAATCAATGGAAAAACAAAGAGGCGGTAAAAGAGAAGGAGCAGGTAGAAAACCAGTAGCAGAAGAAAAAAGAGTTACTGATTTAATTGTTAAAGCTCTTAAAGGTTATCATTCTGTTGAAACAGATGAGGAAGCAAAAGAAAAATTTATTATAGATTTATACGGTACTACAAGAGGTCAAATATTTTTAGCTGAACATTTATTTGGTAAACCAAAAGAAACAGTTGATAATAATATTAATTTGACTGATTTTAATATTAGTGAACTTGTTAGATTTAAAGACTAAATACGTACCATTATTTGAAAAAAATAGTAGGTATTATGTAGTAACAGGAGGTAGGGGAAGCGGTAAGTCTTTTTCGCTTAATGTATTTCTATTGCTATTAACTTTTGAAAGTGGTCATGTTATTTTGTTCACACGTTATACATTAACTTCTGCACAGGTTTCAATTATTCCTGAGTTCTTAGAAAAGATTGAAATACTAAATCTTGAACACAAATTTCATATTACTAAAGATGAAATTATAAACTTAGATACAGGAAGCAGGATTTTATTTAAGGGTATCAAAACAAGTTCAGGAAATCAAACAGCTAATTTAAAATCTTTGTCAGGTGTTACTACATGGGTACTCGATGAAGCTGAAGAGCTACAAGATGAAGATACATTTGATAAGATTGATTTTTCAATACGTGTTAAGACTAAACACAATAGAGTTATACTTGTACTTAACCCAACTACAAAAGAGCATTTTATATATAGAAAGTTCTTTGAACAAAATGGAATTAACGGAGGAGAGAACACACAGAAGAATGATACTACATTTATTCATACTACCTACTTAGATAACATCGAAAATATTTCTCAATCTTATTTATCACAGATTGAACGAATGAAAGTAGAAAGACCTGACAAGTTTAAACACACAATTCTTGGAGGTTGGTTAGATAAAGCTGAGGGTGTAATATTTAATAATTGGTCAATAGGCAACTTTGTTAATTGTGGTACTATTGTTTTCGGTCAAGACTTTGGTTCAGTAGACCCTACTACATTAGTCAAAACTTCAATTGATAAAACAAATAAAAAGATTTACATTGAACTTTGCTACTACAAATCAGATTTAACACCTACTCAAATAGTAGAGCTTAATAAAAAGTTTTGCGATAAAAGTTTAATTGTAGCAGACCACGCGGAGAAATTAACAATTGCAGAAATGAAGAGTAAAGGTTTAGTAGTAGTTGATTGTGTTAAAGGTGCGGGAAGTGTAAACGATGGAATAAGACTACTAAAAGATTATGATTTAGTAATTAGTGAGGATAGTGTTGATTTGATTAAAGAGTTAAATAATTATTGTTGGTTAGAAAAAAAGAGTGAAACTCCAATTGATATGTACAACCATGCTATTGATGCGTTGAGATATGCTGTTTCATATCAGTTAGCTAAACCAAATCATGGTAACTACAAAATAGGAATTAGATAGTTAATATATTATGAAGATAGAATTAAACGTACCTGATAATTTGAGCGAAATAACGCTTAAACAATATCAGAAATACAACACGATAGCAACAACAAACGAAGATTCAACTTTTATCACTCAAAAGATGATAGAGATATTTTGCAATGTATCTTTAGCGAATATCGTAAGCATGAAAGCAACGACTATAAATGAGTTGATGGCACACTTTAAAAAGATATTTGAAGAGCCGAGAGCATTCGTTCAAAGATTCACAATAGAAGGAATAGAGTTTGGATTCATTCCTAACCTGGAGGATATAAGTTTTGAGGAGTATGTAGACATCGAGGCAAACATCACAGACGTAAACAAGTTGCACAAAGCTTTATCTATACTTTATAGACCGATTAAGGAACGTAAAAAAGATTTATATACTATCGAATCAAAGGATAGAGGAAAAGACTTTACAGAGGTTTTAAAATACACTCCTTTAAATATTGCATTATCAGCACAGGTTTTTTTTTGGACTTTAGGACTCGAATTGTTGAAAGCTATCCCAAACTATTTGGAAGCACAGACGAGGGAACTCCAGATTACACCGCAAAAGGACAATTTAGCAAACAATGGGGATGGTATCACTCAATCTATGACTTATCTAACGGAGACATTACAAAGTTTGACGAAGTTACAAGGCAAGGATTACACAAGTGCCTTACACTATTAACCTATAAACACGATTTAAATAAAATAATACAGCAAGAAAATGACAGGATATTATACTCTCATAGATAAACTAAAAACTATTTTAGACCAAGAACCATTTATCAACACGATTACAAAGGGTGGTATTGATCAAGTGGACTTGCAAAAGGTATCACTTTATCCAATATGCCACATATCAATTAACAATTCAAGAATAGAAAGCAGTACAATCGTTTATAACGTGTCTTTTATTTTAATGGATATATTAGACCACAACAAAAAAGAAAGTTCACACGTGTATTACTCGCACGATAACGAGGACGATATAATAAACCAAATGAATGAACAAGCTATTAGAATCTATGAGCTATTTAGAAGAGGTGCATTTCACAATAATGGAATGCAGTTAGTTGATGAAAGCGCAAATATTGAATATTTTTCAGATAGGTTTGTAGATAAGGTTGCAGGGTGTACTTTGACTTTAGACGTTGCTCTTTACAATAATGGTACAATATGCTAAGAGATGAAATAATACAAGAATTAGAACGCTTTAAAAAGTATGTTGTAAGCCAATCACGTGCTAACTTAACAAGAGGAGGAAAAAACGTTTCTAAGAAACTTTATAATTCAATCAAGGGTGAAACATTTGCAAGTAAAAAAGGTTCGTCTATTGGTCTGTATTTTGAAATGGAAGACCATGGAAGCTATCAAGACCAAGGGGTAAAAGGTAAAACTTCAAGCAATCGTGCGCCTAACTCACCTTATAAGTTTGGTACAGGTACAGGACAAAAAGGAGGATTAACGGAAGGTATAAGAGGTTGGGTGAAAGCAAAGAGGATTCAATTTAAAGATATTAAAGGACGTTTTATGAGCTACGAGCAAACAGCTTTCATAATTACAAGGTCTATATACAACAAAGGATTAAAACCAAGTTATTTCTTTACAAAGCCATTTAACAAAGCATTTGAAAGATTACCAAATGATATAGTTGATAGATATGGTTTGGTATTAGAAGAATTACTTAAACAACAATTAAAATGAGTTCATCTGTAACAGCGAGAATTTATGCGAGATCACCTTTCATTGTAAGTATAAACGAAGAAGGTCAAGTATCAGGTAAAGTTGAAATATATTTGTCTAACACAATTAATACAATTCCTGCTTCACCTCAATATACTTTAAGCAAACCAATTCCTAGCAGTAATTTAACAGAAATTACATTTGATATTTCACCATATTGTAGAGAGTTTATAAGTAATTCATCACCGCAACCATCATTGACTAATACAGCTCCATTAGACAATTACGAATATTGTTATTATGAGGTGTTTGCATATTATGATTTAGGAGAAGGATATTTATTAGGAACATTTTATAAAGGTGTTGCGACAAATGGATATAATTCATTTGAAGATTATGCCAATGCAGATAATGCAATAGCTGGTGTTTATGCTAAATCAGGTGTATATTATTACTATCCTGATTCAAATACAATTGGAAGAATAGGACATATTGGAATTCATAAATATAACGGAACTTCAGCTATTACATCTGCTGTTTATACAGATTTAATAGAGGGAGTTATAACTACTGTTGATTTAAGTACAAGTAGTTCTAATCCTTCTCAATTTAGAGTGATACCAAAAGTTTTAAGTGGAAATTATTTCAGTGGGAATATTTTAGAATTAAAAAATGGCTCTACTGTTTTAAAAACATTTACATTTAAACCTATACTTGAATGCAAATATACACCTGTTAAAATTGATTACATAGATAAGTTTGGTATGTGGAATTTTCTATGGTTCTTTAAATCGTCAAACGAAAATATTTCTACGAATTCAAAGCAGTATAACATTAAACAAACTTCATGGAATTACGACCCAATTTATGGTGTATCTAAATTGATCAATAAGACAGGACGCAAAACATTCACGTTAAATACAGGTTGGATGGAAGAGGATAGTAACTTTCAAATAGAAGAGTTAATGTTAAGTGAACGAGTTTTAATAGATGGTAAACCTGCGATTTTGAAAACAGATAAAACAGAATTGTTTAAACACTTGAACAATAAACAATTTAGTTACCAAATGGAGTTTGAAGTGGCTTATGATTTAATACAGAATGTAAAATGAGGCAAGTTGATATTTGGATTGAAAACGATGTTGCAGGAGTATATGACAAAATCGAGCTATTCCAAGATGAGGAAATTATCATTAATAGTTCGATTCAAAACGTACAAGATATCTCAAAGGTGTTTACTGATTTCTCACAAACATTTACCATTCCTGCGAGTGCAGAAAACAATCGAATATTTAAGCATTATTATGAGAATGCTATTGACACTTCAATAAATCCAAATTATAGACGTAACGCATACATTGAAATAGATTTAAGCCCATTTAAAAGTGGAAAAATAGCTATCGAGAAAGCGAATATTGTAAACGACAAAGTAGAAAGTTATACAATTACATTTTA